TTTGGGGCGAGTGCTCATGCCATCGCTGATGCTTTGTGGCGTGTATTCTTGCCAGTATTCAGTATTGGTTATATCAATACCAGCTGGGGTATTTTTTATGGTCTTGTAGTAAACGTCACCATAATTTGCAACCCAGCCCATGGGATAGTAATTGTCATTGTCCCAGATATTTTCACTCACAAAAGGCTTGTCAAGAATGCTCTTGTATTCTTGTTGATTGTTGAGTGGGGTAGCCTTAACACGCCAGGTGTGTGGCATCCAAGTCTGACTCATGCCTTCTGTTGCATAGTTGGCGTCTTGAATCACATAGTACTTGGGCAAGGCCTTGGGAGTGGCAGCATTAAGCGGATGATAATCAATCAAGTTTGTGACTTCAATTACGTCGCCGTTCATGAGCTTGCGACCCAGGGAGTCAATCATGTCGTTGTAGTGAAACGTAATGAACAAGGTATCGTTGTTCAAGAACAAGCCAAACTGTGTTAGGTCAAAGTCCACGTCTTGGTGGGTGTAAACTCCACGCATGATGTAGATATCATCAGCGTACACACGATCACGGTTTTCCAACAACAGCAGGTCTTGAATATTTAACGGGCTCAGCTCGTCATAAATGGGCTGTGTAGCATCGCCGTTGCCACTCAAGGCGCTGTCCTCACCCCCAGGCTGTGGACCCAAATACTTGTGGACATAAATGTCCAACCCGCCCACAGTGTACATTTCACTGATGGTGCGGTCTAAAAATTGGTAATCACGTGTGCGATTGGGGCGATAAAGGCTTAGGCGTGGCATAGCTTGTATTTATGGGCGGTTGACCAATAAATCTAGAACTGCTATAATACATGCTTAACCACTCCAGGAGTATGTTATGAAAGCCGCTAACTTTTTAACAAAGTACACGGGCCCAAAAGGCAAGGGATTTATACAGTCCTATGACAAAATAAAAGCCACAGAAAAATGGGTAGAGTACGCTCTTGACATTGTGGATATGAGCCGTATAATAATGACAGTGGACTTTGACACTAAATGGCGCTTGGCAGAAGCACTAGAAACAGCAGAGCGCAAAAAAGCCTGGATGTACAAGCACAAAAATTTTGACGTCAAACGTGCCGCTAGACTTTTTGACGCTGTCAAGCACTTGCCCAAAACTAAGTAAGGAAACACATGAGTACCACATTCAAAATTAAAATGCTTAATCCACGTAGCGCAGACACCAACATTCTGGGTGGGGAGCCAACTTGGCAAATCCAGCCCACTGACTTTCGCATCAGTAAAATGAGTAATGCATTTAGTTGGTACAATTATTTTTATGGCAAAAAAGATGCCCGTGACATGATTGTAAACTACCTAGAAACACATGACCGCAAAGAAGATGTGCGACTGCTCAAAGGTATTCCAGATTCAGCTATTCGCTTGACCACAGGTTGGTTGTGCCGTATGAGCATGGTGGGCTTGGAACTGCATGACACAGAACAGCTCAAGTTAGAAAATCAACTGCGCGAAATACTAGACAGCAAACAAAACGAAATTGCGCCCGAAGCAGTGGTGGAAGATGCCACACCAAGAATTACCATTCAAGACCGACTGCGTGAAAAAGTAAATGAGTGCATAGGCGAGCTTGACGGTTTGTTTGACGATTTTTTGGAGACAGGTGCCAAGATGTCAGCTGACTACAAGCCTGTTACACTTTTGCGAAGCATGAATGTGGCACCACAAATGGTTAGTATTATTGCAGATGTTTGGAAACGCAAGCTCACAGAGTTTGAGCGTGTGGTAGAAGGCAAAGATGCACAACTGGTGGAGGGTTACAGTCATCTCTCCAAAATTCAACTGCGCAATGTGATCAAGTTTTGCGAAGCTGTGGTCAACGACTGCGGTGCTTATGTGCAGATCAAGAAAGTGGAACGCAAGCCACGTAAAGTAAAGGCAGTACCTCCAGAGAAACGTGCCGCAAAGTTCAAGCACATTGTGGACTTTGCGGAACTCAAACTCAAAGGCTTGCCAGCCGCAAGTCTGGTGGACAAAACAGAAGCTTGGTTGTATGACACCAAGAAACGCAAGTTGATCCATGTTGTTGCAGACAGCCACACACAGGCATTCACTGTTAAGAGCAACAGTATCATTGGATTTAGCACTGTGGATACCATGCAAAAAACTGTGCGTAAACCACAGGATGTTATCAAAGCTGTGCAAGCCGCAGGCAAGCCAGCGGCACGTAAGATATTTAAAGATCTAACTACCACAGAAACAGCATGGAATGCTCGTGGCACTGAGAACCTTGTAGTGCTCAAGAGCTGGTAAATAAAGGGGAACGGAGCTTCCCTTTTATGGCTGACGAAAACACACTGGCACAAGCCAAACAAAACTTAATTGAGTACGTAAAACTCCAACTGGCAGATCAAATCATTGATCTTGAGTTGGACCCTGCTCACTATGAAGCCGCGTATCAAAAAACTATAGGTACCTATCGTCAGCGAGCCAATGCCGCTTATGAAGAAGCTTATATTTTTATGATGTTGGTTGAAGACGAAAACATCTACACACTGCCACAAGAAGTGCATAGTGTGCGTCAAATATTCCGCAGAACTTTTGGCAACAGCACTGGACCGTTTGCAAGCAACTTTGATCCGTTTGCCCAGGCGTCAGTCAACGTTTATCTCATGAACTTCAACACAGCCGGTGGTCTTGCCACTTACGATTTCTACTCACAGTATGTGGAATTGGCTGGACGCATGTTTGGCGCATACATGAACTATACCTGGAATCCAGTTACAAAAAAACTACAATTGATCCGTGATCCCAAAGGCACTGGCGAATCTGTGTTGTTGTGGGTGTACCAACTCAAGCCAGAAATCCAACTGCTTGCTGACTATCAAATTTCACAGTGGATCAAGGACTACATGGTGGCCAATTCCAAGATGATTATTGGTGAAGCTCGTGAAAAGTTTGCTCAAATTGCTGGCCCACAAGGCGGCGGACAGCTAAACGGTGCCGCAATGAAATCTGAAGCCAAAGAAGCCATGGCTGACTTGATTGAGCAACTCAAACTGTATGTGGATGCAAGTCAGCCACTTACCTGGGTAATTGGTTAACAAACAAATTGCAATTCTTGTCAAGCTGTGTTATAATGCAACATGGACTTGATGATCGACATGGAAGGCCTTGCAACAGGCCCCGAAACTTGTATACTTACTATAGCCGCTCAGGCGTTTAACCCATTCAGCGATGGGTATTATCCTGACAAGTTTTACTATGCTCGAGTTGATCTTGAAAGTCAGCCCAATCGTAAAATTGAACAAGGCACAATTGAATGGTGGGCCACTCAAAAAGAAGCACAAGCAGAAGCCTTTGCTGAAGAAGGGCGCATACCTTTGGATCAGGCTCTGGACGGGCTAGGCCGGCTGATTTGGCACTCCAAGCGCATTTGGGCCCAAGGCCCCACATACGACATGACCATTCTAGAACATGCTTACAAAAGCTACAACAAGCCCATCCCTTGGCAGTACTATTCAGTTCGGGACAGTCGTACAGTTTTTAGTCTATGGCCTGGACTTGAAAAACCGCCCACAAGCCATCATGCACTAGAAGACTGCCGCAGACAAATTGGCTTGTTGCAAGACACTCTTAAATATTTCAACATAAAGGAACTGGCATGATCATTGGCATCTGTGGTTTTATTGGTTCTGGCAAAGATACCATAGCTGATTATCTTGTGAATTTGCATCACTTTCGTAGAGAAAGTTTTGCCAACAGTTTGAAAGATGCAGTGGCACATGTGTTTGGTTGGGACAGAACCATGCTGGAAGGGCGCACTAAACAAGCTCGTGAATGGCGTGAGCAAGTAGATCCTTGGTGGGCAGAACGCTTGAACATGCCTAATTTAACACCTCGCTGGATACTACAATACTGGGGTACAGAAGTGTGTCGTCAGGGCTTTCACGATGATATGTGGATTGCCAGTTTGGAAAACAAATTACGTAACAGCCAAGATGATGTGGTTATTAGCGATTGCCGTTTTCCCAATGAAATCAAAGCCATAAAAAATCAAGGCGGTATGATTATCTGGGTGCGTCGTGGAGAGTTACCCAGTTGGTATATTATGGCCTGTAAAGCCAATGACGGAGACATATTTGCCGCAGAAAAACTCAAATCGCTAGGGATACACGCTAGTGAAAGTTCGTGGGCAGGTACAAAGTTTGATGCTATTCTTGACAATAATGATACCCTGGATCACCTTTATCAACAGATCAAGCGTCTGGTTCAAGATCTCCCAAACGCCACGGCAAGTCACTCCTAGCAACTTCCTCCACACAGTTTTTGCAGATTGATTTTAGATTTTTCAGCGCCACGTTGTTTAGATCACCGTCAGCATGATACACCAACATCTGTGCTGAATACCTGGCCTTGAAGCCACAACGGTCACACTGCATTTTTTTCTTATAGCCCGCTTGCTCCCAGCGGGCTTGCCTCTTCTTGAGTCCGCGACCCTTGCGTTGACAAGTTTCGCAACGACTGCGATAGTGTGTGCGATCTTCTTTGATGTAGTTCACAGCACAGGGGCGTTGGTTGCAGGCCTGACAAATGGGTCTCATGGTGTATTTAGTGTCTGGACCTTTGCTAAAGGGCGGCGTAGAACACCATTTTTGGCATTTACCAATAAATATCTACAACTTGAAAAGGAATTCATTATGGCTCTAGTATCTCCAGGCGTAGAAGTAACAGTAATTGACGAAAGTCAATACATACCTTCAGCTGTTAACACAGTACCTTACTTTATGGTTGCCACAGCGCAGAACAAAGTATCTAGTGACGGTATCACTGTTGCGGCCGGTACACTTGCGGCAAACGCAAATAAAACTTACTTGATCACCAGCCAGCGTGATTTGGCAGCCACATTTGGTGTTCCGTTCTTTTACAACACCACAACTGGCACACCAATCAATGGTTACGAGCTCAACGAATATGGCCTGCTTGCGGCATACTCTGCCTTGGGTGTGTCAAATCGTTGCTATGTGCAACGTGCCAATATTGACCTTAGCGAACTAACTGCTAGCTTGAATCGCCCTGTTGGCAACGCAGCCAATGGTACATACTGGCTTGATACTGCTGACTCAAGTTTTGGTATTTTTGAATGGAATCAAACCACAGCAGTTTTTGAAAACAAAGTACCTTTGATTATTACTGACACCGCTGAAGTCACAAACTTTAGTGGTGGCAACCTAACCCCTATTGCATCTGTTGGCAGCATTGGTGACTATGCTAT